TTAGTCTGTCCGTTATTATTCCTTGTCTTTATGTTTGAGTCTTCGTACAACTTCTTGAAGTTTGATCCTCCCTTTGCTAGCGCATTAGGAGTAGATCCCATGAGGCACTTACCAATGATCCTGCTACCCAATCGTAGACAGGTCTTTGTAACCCTCCAGTTGTTCAGGATGTTATCTGGTGCTAGCCACTTACCGCTCTCGTCGTGTATTAGCAGCTGTAGCTTCTGACCATCGTACGAGTTGTCTCCTGTGTTCTTCCAATCAATCGTGGTGTCAAGACCCTGTATCTCAACGTCTCCGTCCTCGTACATGTTCTTCTTGGTGATCTTGGACGCAGGAACCCTGAACGCCAGCTCTGTCTTCGGCTTATCCATACCATCCTGTATCGGCTTGAAGAAGAACGGGTAGTTGTTCACGATAGGCACAACCTTGTCAGTAAACATTGTCTTGGCATCATTACCAGTCTTGGAAAGTATCCCAAGTCTTGAATCCTTTGCAAGTGTTCCTATGTTGGCCAGCTCGCTTGATCCCATGAATGAGAACCCAGAACGTCTGATCTTTAGGTACGTCATTCCAAAGCACCTGTCGTCAGCCTTGCATGCCTCCCAGAATATAAAGAATATCCTGTTAGCCTCCCTAAAGTCTGGAAGTCCAACGTCAATCTTTGTCCACTGCAGGTACATGTACTGAGAACCAGTTATGTACGTATCTATTCCGTTGTTCTTGAAGAAGAATCCGTTCTCCCTACGGTCAAACTCACCCTCTATGTAGTCAACCCACTTGGCCTTGAACTCCTTTGACATCGTGTGCCACTGGAATATAGACTTTATATTTGATAGCTCCCTTGGATAGTCTGCTGGTTCCCAGTACTGGTTCTCCTTCTTCTCGTCCCTTTTATACACATCTTTTGGGACGGATGGTAGCGCTATATTGAGACCATTTATCTCGTATATGTCACCAATGGTTCCGTCCTTAGATATTACAACCAGGTCGTGCTTCTCGTCATAACCATAAGCCCAAGACTTTGCCTTGTTCTTCATGTGTATGGTGTTAGCAGGTAGGAAGTCGCTAAGCCTTGTGTATAAGTTATTTAGATCTTTTTTCTGCAAATCCCTGTATTTTAGGTTCTGACACCTTGACCTCCTCGGTCAGTTTGTCGTTCTCTTGCTCTATCCTGTTCAGGATCTGGAAGGCGTCCTCGATTGCTAGGCGTTTCGTAGCAGCAGCATTCTTTAGCTTGTCCGCAGACAGGTCTGTCTCCATACCAGTTATAATCTCGTCCTCTGCAACCTTTATTAACTCATTAACAGCCTTGTATCCAGCAGCAATGATCTTCTGTTTTATTATGTTGTGGTCCATTTGATTGTAATATTTTTGGTGGTCATCCTGTACAACTTCTCGTCGTTTATATAGAATGGGTACTCACTGTCTGGCTCAAACGAGATCTCATCTCCAATGCTCAGACCAAGGTCTAGCAACTCTTGATTTATGTAGACAATGGTACCCATAAGTGGCTCCTCCTTGCTGTTCTTATTTATAACCGACTCCTTCTGTTTTAGTGGCTTGATAAAGCAGTATCTGGAGTGTGTATTCCACTCACCGTTATGGTTGTACATGAAGTACTGCTCGTCGTCTATAAAGAATAGGTCGTCCTTAAAGAAGCTAGCTCCGCTCCTCTCGACACCCTTCATGTCGTAGTATACCTTGAACACGTTGTGGTGAACTAGAAGTATGTCGTTAACCTTTACTGGCCCAACATATCCTATTGGAGTACTTACAATCTCTGCTAACCTGTTGGATACCGTGTGGTCTTCCTTAGACGTGCTAGTTATAAAGTCAACTCCACTAATTCTCTTTATATTATCGTATCGCCTACCATCTAATGGTCGGACGACAAACATGTCTGGGGATCTCATCAGAAGTTTATGTTATACTCTAGAGAAATTGGCATATTAATATTGAACTCCTTCCAGCAGAACACCTCAGCGTTCTTCTCTATCCACACCTTTATACCACCAGACTTGTCATCTAGCAGTATAGAGTGGATCGTGTAGCTCTTATCTAAGACCTCCTGACCGACGATGAAGTGCATAGCGTCGCTCTTGTAGTTAGGACCTATAGAGATTTTTCTGATATCGTTCATTTTTATATTTGTGATGATTTCCAATAACCTCCACCCAAAGATATGAATTGATATGACGTATTAGGCAATATAGTTATGCTTGAAGTTTGTGAGGCTATACCTCCAGTTGAAATTAAAGCACTACCAGTTTGATTACCTCTTACTGTAAAGTTATTGGCATTATTCATAGCAAAAACATAAACTATTTTACCAACAGGAGCTGAAGACGGTAAAACAACTTTATCAAAAGCTCCAGTAGTTATTATAGAGTTTAAATCATAACTTAAAACTTGATATGGAGATACGTTCTCTATTTCAAGACTTCCAAATGTTTGAGTTACAGATGTTCCAGCAGGTCCTTGCGCACCAGTAGGTCCTTGAACACCTTGTGGACCCTGCGCTCCTTGAGACGCTAACAGTGCCCAGTTTGTCGTAGCTATGTCTGGAGTTGTAGTTCCAGACGTTGCTAGTATACAGAACCAAGAGGCTCCATCATACCCTACAGCATCATCTGCAACATAAGATGTACCTGAAACCCACGCACCTTGCCAGTTTAATCCAGCAGGTCCAACTGGTCCTAATGGTCCTGCAGGTCCTTGAACACCTTGTGGACCTTGTGATCCAACACCAACTGTGTCTGCTAAGTCTTGAATAGTATAAGCCTGTGTGTCAGAATTTAATACTGCTGACTTTCTTTCTGTAAGGTTAACTCTTTCTGAGATTCCTATAAATCTTGTTCCCGATGGTACTGTACTCATTTTTTTTGTTTTAACAATTCCACTTGTCTAACGCAAGTTTTTTTCTTGTTGGTTCTCCGTTTGGTTTCTTCATTGGTCCTGGCATTCCAGACATTCTAGCGCAGAATGATTTTCTACGATTTGCGTCCTTACTACCTGGCTTTAATTCAGATGGCTTCTTTGTTACTGCCATCTTTAACTTACTTCCTGGGTTCTCTTTTCTATAGGATGCAACACCCTTTTCGTTTAATCCTCCAGTTGCTGACTTACCCTCTTTTCGTGTCCAGGCTGCTGTCTTCATTTTTTTTGCAAAGTTAGTTATTTATCTTGGTTCAAATTCAGCCATATCAAAACCATCCAAGCTGTCCTCGTTCGACTCAAAGTTTACTGGTGGAAGGTTATTCTTACGTTGATCAATTAGCTTTGACTGCTGTGTGTTCTGTATACTTATCCTCTTGTCCTTTGCCTTCTCCTTAAGCGTGTCCTTCTGACTCATCTGCTCTGTCTCTACACCCTTTAGTTGCATCTGTAGGTCAAACTCCATTCGCATTAGCTCCATCTTAAGCTGTGCCTCTTGCTTCAATTTCTCAATATCAAAACCAACCTCGGCCTGCTTGATCTGCATCTTAGACTGTGTCTCTGCCTGTATTGCCTGTAACGCACTCTGAGCAGCCGCCTGCTGCGACTGTTGTTGAATCTTACCTTGCATCTCCTGCTGAGCCTGCTGGTTCTTCTGTATCGTGTCCTCCTTCTTCTTTCTCTGAAGTTTAAGGTACTGGTTAGCCAGCTTAAGGTTTCTAATCTCCCTGATATCTATAGCGTCCTCAAGGTATATCGAGTCTCTAGATAGTGCCATCTGAATGTTTGCCTCTAGCTGAGCCTTCTCCTCCTCGTCTGGTGTAACCTCTATAAATATTCCAAAGTCGTATATATGTAGCTCCTTGATGTCTTCAAGTATACTCACGTTGTACTTACCGATCTGGAGGATGAACTCCTCCTTAAAGTCTGAGTACTCAAGTATGTCTGCAACTCTACAAGATATTGCTTCAGATAATGTCTTAGTAATATATAGGCTAGACTCTAGTATGTGTCTTGTGGCTGTGTTTGAGTTAAGTGCAGCAAGTTTCTGTACACCAACCAGTGAGTTAGGATCTGGCATAGAACCATCACGAGCCTCGTTAAGACCTGTAACATCTCTAATCATTCCTAGGTAGTGGTTATAACTTCCAACAAGGCTAGATATCTTGGCCTGTCCGCTGTTTGAGTTAAGTTCCTGGATCGGAACCCTTGCGTTATTGAACTCTCCATCACCTGTGTAGCTCCTACCGATAACACTACCAGTCTGGAAGTACAGTCTAAGTGCGTCCTCTGGTGAGTATGCACCGCCGTTTCCTAGGTCTACCTCGTTAATACCATCGGCATCAATGAACACCCCATCAGGTACAACCTTAGATATAACCTGCTGTAACTTAAGGTGTACAACCTGTATAAGGTCAGCGAATGGAATCATTCTCTTAACTAAGGACTCGATGTTACCCTTGTACATTCTTGGAGCCGCTGCAACGTAGTTAGGAAGTGCATGCTGTGTAGCAGACTTTGGTCTAACCATGTTCTTAGATAGTTCCCACTTCAACATGATGTTAGTTCCAGCCACCATAATACCATCGTACCATACATCAATGACCTTCTCAACCTTCTCGAAGTTACCCTCGTCCATCATCTCCTGAGGTGGGTTGAACGTGTCCTCCTTATCTATTATCTTGAAGTTCCCGTTCTCAAGGTTCTTCTTCTTGTATACTATCCTCTTTGTCGTCTTATAGTTAAAATATAACAGCGTAGCAGTGTCATTGTTAAACAAGCTGTTGCTATAAAACTGGGATGAACTGTAGTAGTTATACCAAGCCTGGCTATACTTAGAAATCTCTTCAAGTTGTTCATTAGTAAGCGTGGTGTCTATCTTTACAAGTTCTGTTATAGGTACGGTCTTAATCTCTCCCCAGTAGAAGCAGTCCTTAAAGTTTGGATCCTCTGTGTAGCTGTGAACTATATTTGCTGGATCTACATACTCAACTCTAACTCCGTCTCCTGGAAGGAACATGTGTTTAACAACACCAATTCCTAGCGTTGCTATGTCATAGTCTACCCTCTTCCGTGTCTCGTTGTAGTTGTTCTGATCTAGTATAGTGTTGATAGCCTCCTCCTCTGCGATCTCTATAGCTGGCTTGTACTTAAGCTCCATGTATAGAGCAAGTTCCTCGTCATTCTCTGGAAGTTCGTCAGGGTTTGTGTCGAACGCGTCAACACCTAGGTTATTCTTAATGTCAGTTAAAATATCTTTTGACAGCATGTCCGCCTGTATCATGTCCTGATACTTAGACTTCTTCTGTAATGAGATGGAGTCCTGTGCGTATGCCTTTACCTTAAATAGTCGGTCATTCATTCCGTTGACAACAACGTCAACAAACTTAGGTATGATTGGTACTGGAGTCCAGTCCAAGTTCAGGTGGCTTAGATCTCCGTCCACAGCCATCTCGTTCTTATACTTAGCTACAGACTGCTCGCCCCTGGCGTATAGCCTTAGCCTATGAAAGTCACCCCACTGATTGTAGAATCTTGAGTTACTGTTATCCTTTCTAAACCACTCGTACTGAATAGATTGACCTATCTGAAGTCCATACTCGTATGTTTCCTTTTCTCTATCTGATGCAAACTGATCAGGAAAGCCTATAGGATTTATTTTAATAGTTACTTCCTTCATCTTATAATTTCACTATATCTGCCATTGTTATTATATTTCGCAAAGGTAATGCTTAATTTCGATTCTTTTTTTGCCGTAAGATACACATTCTTTTGGTTAGCCATTATAGCTAATCCAGAGCTAATTGCAGCATCAAACTTTGTCCTATTATTTATATCAAACTTAGCCCACTCCTCTATTGTTCTAGTAAAGTACATGCTACCCATCTCGTCAGAGTCCCTGTACGTACCCTCCATGTCCAGTCCTACGTACTTCTCTATGTATGACTCAATTGCAGCAGCGTGAGACTGCTTAACGTCTTCAGATGAGTTAGGTATTCCTCCTAGCTCCTTCTCCGTCTTAGATAGGTTGCTTATGTGCTT